TAATGTGTTCATAATTTTTTTGTACGTCATTGTATTCGGATCGAGCGCTTAAAAGCATATCAGAGAAGATTTCTAAATTTAATATACCTTCGATGAACTTTCTCTTTTCAACTTTTTTTTGCGCCATGAATGGTAGTGTAGTATTAAGTGACATTATGACACAATTTTGAAACACCTCCGGAGAACAGCTTAGTATTTTTTTTATCTTTTTACTAGTGTTAGGTATAGTGCTTTCAGTTATGTCAACATCGTCAACAAACAGATAACATTTTGTAGGTTTTAATTTACGTACAATTCGATAGTTATTTGTTTTATTGTTTTCGTTTATTGAAAACCATATTTCTACGCATGTATTTTTCTTGTTTATAGAGTTTACAACAAATTCTTTTGAAACTTCTCGTATTGTCTCTCCAAAAATAGCAAAATGTATAGCGTCAGCGATTGTCGACTTACCAACACCATTTCTTCTATCTTCTTTATCTTTGTTAACTCCTGTAATTATATTTAACCCTGTTTGAAATTTGATTTCAATTGGCTTTTTTCCTATTGACAGAAAGTTACTTATTTTTATTGTATTAAAATTTATATACTTCATACAAACCGATTATATAAATGTACAGTTTTTGCCGTTACTTCTTTTTTATTGTCTATATCTAACGAGTCTATATATTCTATAATACATTGTTTGATATTCAAGTCACCAAGCTCGTTTGTTAACTGAACATCACCTATATTAAATTTATATAAATAATCTGTTACTAATGAGAACGGCGCTTCAAAGCTTATTGATGCAATTATTTTATCAAGTAAATTTGTCTTAATATCTTTATCAATAATAATTTTAATAGCTAGCTTTGACCATCCTTTATCTTTTGCTATCTTCTTTAAGCTCTCTAATTGACTTAAGTTCGCTTTTACATGAATCGGTGATATATTATTTTTAATAAATTCATATCGTATATTTTCCTTATTAAAATGTAATATATAAAACCCTTTTTGATCATTAACATCATTAAAATCCATTTCAAAAGGATTACCGGCATATATTATTTCTCCGTTCGAATATTTTCGTCTTTGTCTTTTATGAAAATGACCTGATAATATAAGTTCCGATTTTAATAATAAATCACATGACTCAATACCAGCATCACATATTTTAAAACTATTAAAATTAAAATTCTGAATTTCAAAGTGACCTATTAATAAATCACATTTAGGTATATTTTCTAACGATGTACCCCACGGACAAAAACCTACCTTCTTATCAAAGAGAGTTAAAACTATAGGTTTATCAAATATAGTAATGTTAGCTCTGTTGTTTAATATAGATAAAGAGTGTACATTTGAATTATCTTTATAGTATGCGTCATGATTTCCCGGAATCATGATTATTTCAAAATCGTTAAATAAGTCTAATAAAGTATTTGCAAAATGAAGTGACTTTACATTTATTTCATCTCTATAATGAAAAAAATCACCCCCAAATATTAACTTAGTAATCTCCTGTTGTCTTAACTCATTGGTGAACCACGTCGCCCATTCGAATGTGACATCGTGCCATTTTTCACTATTTTGATGTATACCTATATGTAAATCAGAAAAGAATCCGATTTTTCTGTTGCTATCCTTTGACATTAAATGTATAATTCTTTGTCGTAATCTTTATTAGGAGCTTTATTTTCTATAGCCACATCTATTGCCATGTCTCCATAAATTTGCTCTTGATAGTCACTAATCGTCTGTCTATATTTTTTTTCTTTTTTGATCCTGTTAATGAATGCGTGATAAGCAATGGTAGTGAAATAGGAAAAAGGGTTTGATCCAGAATCGAGATTGAATTTTTTATTTTTCACTGCTGCTACCATCTTTACTACAGCGTCACCTATCATTTCATCCTTATAACTATAATTTATAAAATTAGGAGAGTAACTTAAACCGACAGCAATTTTATATACTGATGTAGCTAGTTCATCAACTAAATCGTCAGACGTGTAATACTCTGTTAAACGCTGTAGAAAGTCCTTTGGATTAACGTAATATGTTTTGTTTCATAAAAGTGTGTAAAATTATAGTTTATACGTTCATTGTCATATAATGATAGTCTTTGCTTCATATGCCGCTGCCCGTAGCGTAAATTATCGGCAATATCAAAAATTATAAGCTCTTTTTTATCAATATGCAACCGAAGTCCCCGGCCAATACTTTGTATTATTTTTATTTTTGCTTTTCCGCCGCCGGCGAACATTATATAATGTAAGTTTTTAATATTAATACCTGTAGAGAATATTTTTGATATAGCAACAACTATTATATCTTTCTTTTCCTCCATTAATGTTTGTATTTTTTCACGCTCTCGTACATCTACTTCCCCTCTAATAAAATATACTTGTTTAGTTTTACAAATATCTTTTAATGTATTAAGTAAAAGTTGTCCATGCTCTATGTAGTCAATTAATATTAGTGCATTATTATCTAATTTATTTGAAAGGTTTGCTAATAAGGTATTTCTAAAGCAACTCCTACGTATAAATTCATTCTCTTGCAAATAATATGCATTAGAGTTATTTCCATGGTAAATTTGTGTGGAAGGAGTATCGTAATTTATTTCTAATACGTGAACTTTAGCAGGTACAACATAATTTTCATCTTTTAGTTCATAAGCCTTTTTTTCAAATAATTGAGGACCTATTTTACCAAAAATATTCCACTTATCTAATAATTCTGGTGGTAAGGTACCAGTAAAGCCAAAACGATGTGGAGTATTAATTTTTTTGAGAATATTATTTATTTTATTTCCTCTTCTTAATTTATGTACTTCGTCCATTATTAAAAAATCTATATGTTTTATCCACGATATATCTTGCTTCGAACTCTGTAAAATACCTAAATTAGCGATAATAACGTTACGAGATAAATTTAATTCATCTTTTCCAGTATATTTGGTAGTAGAAAAAGAAATACCATATTCTTTAAAATCAGATATAGTTTGATTAGCTAATCCTAAGTCTGGTACTATAACTAACCCTCTAAAATTTTTACTATAATTATTATAATAAAACTCTAATAACCCGGCCATTGTAAGGGTCTTACCGCCAGCGGTCGCTAATATTATTGTACCGCGCCCTACATCAATACATTTATTAATTATATCTTGTTGATACTCTCTATATTCTAAATTTAAATTATAATCAACAATGTTATTCTTACGTAATGTAGGTATTAGTGAATTTTTTATTTCTTTTGAAAGGTTGATCTTTATATCTTTTGTTTTACAAAATTTTGCAATTTCTACTAGTAATCCGATGTCAGATTTGCCTTGTTGAGTAATTACGTATGTTCGCTGAGGAACAAACCTGCCAAATCTTCTTTGAAAATGAGCAGTTTCGTTTTTTACACTAAAGTGTTCTCTGATAATATCCAACTCAGGTCCTTGTAATACTGCTTGAGAGTTAGAGTGTAATGTTATATTAATCATTGAGTTTCAAGCTTCATTAACTCTATTAAATTTTTTATATCATTTGTGGCGAAGCTTATATTTTTATATATATTCTCTAAGAAACTAATGATAAGAGCTTCATTTTGAATTTTTTGGTCTATACTTTTTATTTCCTTTTTATTTTGTACTGCTTTTTCTGCTATAGATCTATTTACTCGAACAGGTTCTTTATCCTGATAATCAGTTATATATTCATCGAGAAGAGAAGATCGCTTAAATTTTAAACTATTAAGCTTAATTTTATGATTAATTAATCTTGCAGACCATTTATGCTTATTAGCAATTAATTGTTCTTGAGTGGAAGTAACTTCTAGTCGATCTAGATTTGTATCTATACTTGCCTCGTCGAGATACTGATTAATAATATCGCCAATCTCCATTTATTTATTATATTGTCTTATTGGAAAAGTCAACTTATTGTATCTAAAGTGATAAATATTTAATATGCCTCTCAGGTTATTCGATCAGGTAGTCGAACGGTACTTAACTGATAATACTGTTGCTTCTGCTAATATGGCTGCTACAGGGGCTCAAGGTGCTGGTGAGTTTACTACTGCTGATACATATGCTCCAGGTGATGCAAGGTTACCTAAAGTGTTAGGTGCAACTATAAAACGCAAAGGTAAGGTAAAAAAGAAGCGCAAAAAGAAAAAACTTGCAAGGTCTAGATAAGTGATAAGTAACTATATATGCCTAGCGCAGCCAAACAGAAAGGTAACGTTTGGGAGCGAGAAGTTGCTAAAGATTTAAGCGAAGTATTTGCTGAGAATTTTATGAGAGTTCCAAATTCTGGCGCCTATACAGGAGGTGCTAATTTTCACCGGCTTGATCAATTAACTGAATCTCAAAAACGTATGATGAGTGGAGATATCATGGTACCTCCGTGCATGTCTAGATTCAAGTTAGAATGTAAAAACTATAAAACATTTGACTATCACAAGTTATTCACTGAAAATAAAACATTAGATAAATGGATTAAACAAGTAGAGAGTGGTAAGTTATGGTTTCTAATAATTAAGGTTACTAGAAAAGGTAGTTACATATTGTTTCATAAAGATATTGCTCATTATCTCCGTTTTGAAAATTACTTGCGCTATACAAAGAATTATATTATAATTAGGTACGATGGTTTTTGGAAGAAGAATGTAAATGCAATTGAAAGACTTAACGAAGAACCTCCACCAGAGTTATAAGCTACCAGCTTCTTTTTTTAATATAGTAAACTTTACACCTGTTATAATTTTTATTAATGATTTGTGTATTAAGAAGGCGTCAGATCTAAAGTGTGATTTAAATTTTAAGAACGCTACTCACAAAAAATATATTTATCATTATTTTATATTAAATATGTGCGAAGCGCTTAGATTATTTAACGATAAACATAAGCCTGTTATATATTTCGATACGAGTAATAAATTAAATGATAAATATCTACCAATTCTCTCAATTTTTTTAAAGAATTTCCCTGCTTTAATTGTACAGGATAATACTACTTTTAATAAGTTTAAAAATAGTTTAAAATGTCAGGGTAAAAAAGAAGAATTAGCAGTATATCTTATGCGAGAGCTTTATAAGCTGCAGTCAAGGAATTTTTATTTTAGCAAATTACAATATTTCTGTAAAAAATATGAACTTACATTTTTGAATAAAACATACTTCAATGACATAAGAAATAAGCTTTCGTTGCTATAAATAATTAAGATGAGCAAGTTTCTTAAAAAAATCGCTGAATTGACAAATGATGATAAAACTCCAGAAACTGCAGAGGACGCTGCTTTAAAAAAAGCTGAGGACGATGAGCGTCAAGGAAATGCTACACCTCTACAAAAACAACTTTTACAAAAGAAACGTCAATTAAATCAAGCAATTGGAAATAAACTAGATAAAGCGACTCAAGATTTAAACACAGAAGCTGGTCCTGGAGATTTTCCTCCAACGGTACCTCCTGTTGATCCATCCATTGGTGCTGTTCCTACTGGTGTTCCTCCTGTTCCACCAGTACCACCTGTTGAACCAGCAGAACCGGAGCCGCTAACAACAGAAGGAGAAACATTTTTAGTAAATCTTGCTCGGAGGGCATTATTTGTAGATATTAACGAGGTAGGATTAACAGATTTGGAGAGGGAGAGTATTAATAAAAACGCCAAACCTAAAAATTCAAAAAGGGTTGCTAAGATTATACGCAAAATTATCGTTGATTATGGTCTCGATGAGAGTTTTACTTCTAAAGTGGATGTTGTTATCGAGGACTTAAAAAAAAACGGTAGAGTAGTTGTTCTTGTCCCGGGGAGCTTTAAACCGCCTCATAAAGGTCATTATGAAATGGTTAGACAATATAGTGAAGCTTACCCTAACGGTCAAATTCAAGTTTTAATTTCTAACCCTGCAGGGAGAAATATAAGAAAAACAAAAGATAATAAAGTTATTACGCCTGAGGTTGCAAAGCAAATATTTGATTTATATGTTGTTAACCTTAGAAATGTTGAAGTAATAATTCCAGGTTATAATTCACCCGTCACTGCGGCGTATGAGACGTTAAGAACATTCCCTCCAGGTACTAATGTTATATTGGGCGCGAGCAAGAAGGATGATGACTGGAAGCGGTGGTCTTATGCTATACCTTGGGCAGAAAAACAAGGATTACAGTTAAATATAGAAGATCCTTTAAAGAGCGCAGTGGATGTTGTTATGTCAGATGGAGGCCGACCTTATAGTGCAGATAATATACGAAGAAATTTTGATAATTTCGAAGCAATAAGACCAGATATTCCAGATCATGTTGAGCCAGAAGCCATAGAACAAATATTTGATGAAATTGAAATTACTCTACCTGATGAAGTATAAATAATTAAAATGTTTACTAGAGACATAGAAGCGCAATTAATTTGGGAAGGATACGAAGGAGAGATAAATTGGAGTCGAAATCCTTATAGAGGTCTAGCACTATATGATTTAATGGTTGTTGCATCTCAAGATGCAGTAGCTAAAGGCAGGTCCCCTTTTGCATTCCGGACTGCTGATGTTACTGATTCTATAACTAACC